AGATGCTGAAGGAGATTACACATGACGTTGAAATTATCAGAAATATTACTGGTCATCCCGTGGATGCTGACCGTCGTGATCGTATACATGGATTGGCAGCGCGCATTCTGAAGAAATTGAAGGTGCAGCCATGAGCGACGCGGAAATCTACTTCACCGAACTCTCCGAAGATCTCCCCTCGTTTATTCTCGATACCGGATTCTTTAAGACGAAGGACGAGCATCGGAGCGATGGCGAATTCTCGCTCCCCGATCTTCCGTATTGTCGCATTGTGCTAGAGACCTTGTGCAAGGAGCGGTTAGTGGTGATGCCGAAGAGTCGACAAGTCCTTTGCACCTGGCTCGTTGGTTCCTATCTCCTGGCACGGGCATTGACGAAACGCAACCAACTCATCATCATGCAGACGAAGCGGGAAGAAGATGCCCTGTCCTTCATGGGCCGGCTCTATTTTATGTACGATCATCTGCCTGGATGGATCCGGCAGATTCGCCCTCGTCAAATGCCGCCGAAAGAGAACAAGTACAAGATCGAACTGCCGCAGCAGCACAGTAAGATTTGGGGGATTCCGTCCGGTGCCGATATTATCCGGTCGAATACCGTGTCGATCTTCTTTTCCGACGAAGTGAACTTTCAACCTGAAGCGAAGCAATCGCTTCGGGCAGCGGGACCATCACTCGGTAGTCATGGGCAAGGCATTTGGATTTCGAGTGCCAACCTCGGCGGGCTCATGGAGCAACTGGTCGCAGGGAAGTGGTGATACGCTGGTTCTCTCCGATTGTGGGGCCGCTGGAGGCTGAAGGCAAACGGATTGGGAGATTCCTGGTGATTCCGAAGCATCCCCTCACGGGGAAGATGGTATTGATTCCGAAGGAGTGGGAGATCGTCGATGGGCCTTTCAACCTTCATGCCTAGACCGCCAGGATCGCTCAAGATCTGTGCGAATTGCACTCAAGAACTGCCGCTCTCGGCCTTCGGCAAGCATAGTGCCACCAAGGACCGACTCCATCTCTATTGCCGTGGGTGCGTTCACAAGCGTGCGCTGGCCGGCAAGCTCGGGATCGATGGCGATGAGGACACCCCGCTCGTCAGCAGCTCATCGAAACTCTATGGCAAGCCGGCAGGGATCCCCGCGCATATCCTCAACGGAATTCTGGTGCCTTCAACCACCGTCTCGCCCTGTCATGGGATGTGGATGTGGCGCACCCCGAAGAACTGGTGCGTGCTGGCGATTCATTACTCTGCGGACCCGCGCAAGCGACCTGGCACTCCTGAAGGGGAGGCATGGATTGCTCAAGAGAAAGCCAAGTCCTCCGTCCGTGACTGGCAGCGGGAAATGGAGATCGATAACACGATCTCGGAAGGCGACCCCTTCTTTCCCTCCTTCAATCGAGCGATCCATATAAAGTTCTGTACCTATAATCCCGAATGGCCGTTGCTGGTGGCACTCGACTTTGGACGGGGACATCCCGCCGCGCTGTGGGCGCAGAAAACGCCGACGAATCAGATCCGCGTGCTCTGTTCACTCATGGAGACACAGAAGAGCATCTTCGACTTTGCGCCTCAGATCCTTGCGGAGACTAATGCGCGGTTTCCAGGGGCGAACGTGCAATACTTTGGCGATCCAGCCGGCGCACAAGAGACCGACAAGGGTGCAACCACACAGATTCTCCTCAACGAATTCAAGATGCGGATTCACTACCGTTTCTCCTTTCTTGAGGAAGGGCTCAAGATGCTGGAGCGATCACTCATGGTTCGGGCTGACGGAGAACCTGGACTGGTCTTTGATCCATCGAATCACATCCTGATCGATGGGTTTGCTGGTGGATACAAGATTGATACGGGGGCGAGTGGCAAAGATGGACAAGGGCGATTGAAGAATAGTCCGAAGAAGGATGGGTTTTACGATCACCTGATTGACGGATTGCGGTATCTCTTCATTAACATCTTTTCTATTGCGCCGACGAAATACACTGATGACAAAGCCCTCTCAGCCGTGAGCCTATGGATGACGAATGACCAACGTAGGAAGATGGAGGATGAAGATGCGAGCAATGCAACAAGCGGATTCTTTGAATGACCATGTTTAGCTGGTTCACGAAAAAGCCCTGTCTGATCTGTGTCGAAAAAGACATGATGATTCACCAGCTCAAGTCTGACGCCTCGCGTGACCGGCTGCGGCTCAGTATTACCGAAGAGAAGTTAAGCAAGGCGACTGATCTCCTGCTGGCCCAATCAGGAAAGGCAGGGATTGCCCCACCGCAACGATTTTCCGCGAAGGATGCCGACGATCTGATGCGCGATTCCTTTGCGATGTTCCTCGATGAAGAGGATAAGGGCGATGGGAAGATTCGGGATGTCGATAATCTGGACTTTGACAAGCGATGATCGATCTCTTGACACCATCACAAGATAAGACTATAGCTTGGCTAGACATTCGATGTCCCTTCTGCCGCAAGCTCTACTTGAAGATGAAGGGGAACGTCGTAGCCGTACAGCTTGAATGCCGATGCCGATGTAAAACATCATTCCTGGTGACGAACGGAAAAGTGGGGCCCCTCCCCACTCTGTAAGCTCCGAGGAATTCCTTTAAGGATCAACGAGGGCGATCTCTCCGTAAGGGGGGGTCGCCCTTTGCATTTATGACGGGGAAGGATGTCAACTCTATAACCGATGCATGAGAGGGGGTGATGGAGCATGAAACAGACTGACCAGAAAATCCTAGAACTCATAGAAGAAGAACACGACAGATCCCGCTATTTGCGGTACGGATTTGAAAGGGACGTGTATGCGAATGGGTAGCCCCCGCAATTAACTTTGCGGGGGACTACTCATCCTTAGACCTCCTATTTAAACAGGGCCACCAGTGGATAGTGTGGGATGAGGTCGCCCGCCGCTTTCGGCAGAAGAAGCTGAAGCCGTGGATCCCGACCCCTGTAACGAATAAGTTTTCCGCGATTGGCGATGCACTCGTCTCGCTCTTGCTGCGTGTGCAGCCGGAGATGACGTGGCGATCGAAGGATGCGAACGATCAAGCGCAGATCTCCATAGCGGAGACGATGACCAACGTACTCGATCGGGTGAAGGACCAAACGCAATTCAAGTTCTGGCGGCAAGAGCTGGCGACGTGGCTCGTCTATTCAGGGAACGGCTACATCGTCAACAGCTACAACCCCGAGGGGGGCTCCACGATCAAGATTCCCTATATGAAGTGCGATACCTGCAACCATTCCGGTCTACCGACCGATTATGAGCAGGGGTGTCCGAACTGTCAGAGCCGGCAAACGAGTCTCGATGTCGACGAACTGACAGGGATGCCGAAGGAAGAAGAGTTTACGGGCGGGCTCATCGATACGGAAATCGCCACGTTCTTTGAGATGTACTTCGACTTTGCGGTGCCGCAGTTCCATCGACAGACCAAACTCTTGCGGGTCAAACAGCGTCCCCTCGATTACTTCAAGCGGTATGGCGTCAAAGGTGAGGACGTGCAAGCCGAAGGCTCCTCGACCCTTTCAGAATTCTACGCCTCCACGTTGGCCTATCTCAGCTCGGGAACGGGTGTCAGCTCTAGCGCAGTCCTGGCGAGTAAGCGGCCTGGAGCCCTGGAGAAGTTCTACACACGACTCCCTGATGACGACTTCCCCAACGGACTCTATACGATTGCGGCTGGCGGGAAACTCCTTGAACGACAAGACCTCCCCTGTCACGGGATCGATGGCAAACCCTTCCTTCCCATTCAGCATATCTCGTTCGATCTGATCCCTGGCTCGGCCATTGGGAAAACCGTCCTCAACGATCTCAGGCCCAAGCAGAAGCAGCGCAACGAACTAGAGTCGTTGATCCAGCTCATCACGATGCGAATGGCTAACCCCGTGTGGATTGTTCCCTATGGAACAGATGTCGAAGGGTTCTCGGGCCAGCCTGGAGCGGTACTCAAGGCGATTCAACTTTCACCGAACGCCTCGGGTGCGCCGACTCGACTCCCTGGCGAGAATGTACCCTCCTCGGTGATGGCGTGGCTTGAGAAGATCGATAAGGATATGGAGGACATCTCCGCCACCTACGACATCCTGAAGGGTACGACACCGGCTGGGATCACGGCGGGTTATGCGATTCAGCTCCTTATTGAACGTGGCAACTCTCGCTGGGGCGGGCTCTTCCAACGATGGGAAACGGGCTTTACCGGATGGGCGGCACAAGTGACGGCCATGTGCCGCGAACACATGCCCGCCGAACAGATCCTTGAACTCCTTGGACCTCACGGAGAATGGGAAGTTGGACGATTTAAGGAAGAGGATCTTGGCCTCGTCATGCTGGAGATCGAAGCGGGCAGCAGCAAGCCCGTGTCGGCCCTCACGGAGCAAGCCCTCCTCGACAACCTCCTAGAGCGCGGCCTGATTAACGGACAGGATCCGACGAACAAAGCCACGATCCTCCGCTCCTTGGGCATGAGCAAGTACGACAAGGACAGCGATTGGGACATGAAGGACGCGGCTCGGGAAGAAGAAGCCTTCCTCCTTATTGCCCAGCAGCACGACATTCAACCCATGCTCCAAACGATTGAGGGCGCAGTCCAAGCGGGCGATCAAGCCACGGTCCAAGAGATCATGGGCAAGCTCCAGCAGTTGGAAATGAGCGCGGTGCGGTTCCGTCCCGAGATCGATAACAACATCATCCATCTCTGGTCGCATAAGCGGTTTGCCAAGACGGACAAGTATCTGAAGCTGTCAGCCGAATGGCAAGCGGTGTGGATGAAGCACGTCACCGACACGATGCAACGGCTGATGATGGATCAAATGCAAGCGGCCCAATCCGCGCAAGCAGCTATGCCGCCTCCGAAGGGTGGGCCTCCAGGGGGGCAACCCCCGCAAGGGAAGCCGAAGGGTGCGGGACCAACTCCTCCAGGGGAGTCGGCCAATCTGCCGGCGAGTGTCGCAGCCAGTAAGCAGGGTGGACATCGCATGAATCCCGCTGTTGCCGGAATGCAGGGAATTCCACAGGGAGGGTGAGATGGGGCCAATCGTCAGCCGATTGTTTGCGACACGCAAGGGGAAGCCGACTGGCACAATCAAGGAAGAGTCGGAGCCCTTTGAGGCCGACGAAATCAGCCGCAATGCGCCTGAAGGATTAGACGAAGAGAAGATGAAGAAGCAGCCGTACAACCCAATCCGGATGCGGCTGGCGAGAAATCCACAGCGAGAGGCCTGAGAGTTACGCCGTGTACGCGGCGGTTCGGGAGAGAAGGCTCGTTAATCCTTCTTGAGTCGTGGGCTCACTCCCACGTATCGGTGCTGGACCGGACTCCAGTGGAGGAAGTTATGGCCGACGAAATTGCAGGAGAGCCAGCAGGAGAAGTCGTTGCACCGGAGCAACCGAGGCGCGATAGCGTCCCGTTGTCTGCGTTGCTGGGAGAGCGAGAGAAGTTTCAGGGTCGTGAAGCGGAACTCCGCGCCACGATCGATGAACTCTCTAGCAACCTTCGATCGGTTCAAAGCCAGGTGGAGCGCAAAGTTTCAGAGGCTCCCGTGGATGAACAGTCGAAGGCGCGGAAGGAATGGAGTGCCTTCCTCGGGCTGGATAAGCTAGAGGAACGGCTTGCCAAGTTTGACGCGGCGGTTGCTCGGCTCGATGAGCTGGCGGCAAAGATCCCGTCCGTCGAACATGGCAGCAACCTCGCCTTTTCCAATTATGCGCGAGGCGTAGAGATGTATGTCGGCCAGCAGTATGACGCTCGGACGATGCCCGTGACGCCGGCTGCGTGGCAAAAGATGGTGGCGGGAGAGATGTCAGAGCGAGAAGCGTCAGAGATTGCGAATGGCGATACCGACGCCTTGAATCGGGTGATCGGGAGAGCCAAGAAGGATTTTACCGCGTCAGGTCAGGCGGGACGTACCCGCGAAGCCCAGCATGTGCGGGCATTGCCCAAGACGCCTGGGGCTGGTGGCGTGTCACCAAGCTCAGGCGGGAATGAGAAACCATTTACCTCGCTCCGCGATTTGCACAAGCAAGCCGGAGAGGATTTCTTGTCGATCAAAGAGCGAGAACGAGGATAGGAGTAAGACACCATGGGTGGACAGTCTACAGCAGTTGGCGCGTTCGATGAGGTACTGAAGATCCGCTACGAGAAGGGCATCGTCGATGCCTTGAACCAGGAGCAGCCCGTGCTGAACCTGATGAAGCGGGAGACTGAGGGATGGTCAGGAAAGCAAGTGACCTTCCCCGTGAAGTTGGGTCGTAACTTTTCAGCGGCAGCGACCTCTGAAGGAGCTGCGATCCATGATGCCGGCGCACAAACCTACAAGGATTTCGTGGTGCCGGTGAAGTACAACCACGGACGCATTCAGTTGACTGCCGCCGTGATGAAGGCGTCAGAGAATTCCAAGGGCGCGTTTGCGCGGGCCTTGGGCTCAGAAATCGATGGGCTCGTCCTCGACTTGGCGAACTATCGTGGTCGCGTCATTCATGGGTATGGCGTGGGTCCATTATGTTTGGTGAATACGGATCCTGGTACCACGACTACGATTACTGTTGACGCTCCAATGGGTGTGGCAGGGTCGGTAAACGGCGCGAAGTACATTCAGCCTGGGATGTTCGTGGCGTTCGTGAATCCGACTGGTCCGGCGATTCGGGCTGGTGGGGCGAGAACAGTGAGTACTGTTGCCTCAGATGGTAACAGCTTTACCATTTCCGCCGCGTGTGACGCCGCAGTAGCCGA